CGGCGGCCAGTATGCTATCAATAGACTCCTTTGGTACCAGTATATCAATTTTATCAGCCATTTTCTTTGAGTTTTAAGCGGTTAGCGATCTCCTCAGCCTGTCGTTTCATCTCGAAAAACGTTACCATGCGCGTATCCTCATCAAGCGGAAAGTTTAGCACGGAAAATACACCCATAACGATTTGTAAAAAGGTCAGTTTGTCCGTGTCCTGTCCGGCTTCAGGCAACACGAATGCCTCGTTATATTTATCCGTCCACCGGTCAATCAGTTCCTTTAGGTTAATCATATCCGATTCCCAATGATCCGGGTCAAAATCTATTCCGGCATATTGCCTGATCTGATCCATGTACCCGATCAGTCCGGTATAGTCAGCCCCTTTGTTGCCTTTGCCGATAACCTGCTTCCATCCTTCTACCGTTACCTTGTTTATCAAAAGATTGTAAACAGCCTGATACAGTGCAACCATTAACTGTATCCTCATAACCGATTTCAGGCGGTGGTATTCTTTCTGCATTTTGGCCGTCTCATCCGTTTCCGATCCCAGCCCGGCGGCGATCTGTTCAACCAGCGCGGATAGTTGCTTACGGTATAGCCTGTGCAGTGGTATCCGGTATCGCATCAAGTAAACAGGGTTTCCGGTCTGCTCAAACAGTGAGTAGTCGCGGATCGTTATGTGGTGGATTGACTTAACCATTTTTCAAAACAAACTTATTGAACCTCCGAGCGATGGATGATAACGCTAATCGTTGAGCCTGTGGCTGGTAGTATGGCGCAATCCCAAAAATCTTTGGTCCGTATTTGTCCACTAATTTAGTGGTTTTTTCGTCAGCAGAGGACAAAAAAAACTCCTCTCCATCGGTTATAAAAAACATATCCGCTTGGAAGGCTCCGGTCAGCTTCAGATCAGGGTAGTTGCGCCCTTTATCTTTGGCATACTTTGCGGATCGGTACGGTGGTTCAATCCTCCCGCCGTCTGACAACATAGAAACATTCATCTGCTCCTGATTCATCCGGGTATAGGCCTCTCGGTTCTCGTCCAGTGATTCTGCTATTACCGCTCCCAGATTGGCCGTGAACTCATTCATCCGCTTTCGTATGTCGCTGATCATTGCCATAGGTATAAAAAAAGGGGAGCCGGAGCCCCCCCTATTCTTACTTCTCCGTTTTGGTGGTTACTTTTTCGGGGTCTTTCGGCTTAATCGGTATCATTCCCCCGATGCTTTTGTATCTCTCCTCAACCGATACGGTGTCGTTTGGTAGTGTCCGGGCGTGCCAGACTTTGAACTGCTCAAACGTTAACCGCGCCATGCGAGGTGATATAGTTACGTTACCCATTAGGTGGCAGTTACTTTAACAACCTCGCTCATGTAGGTAATAAAGGTGCTGGCAATCTTAGCGACCTGAATCTTTGCCCATTCGCCCGCCTCGAGTGCGTTACCTGTTCCGCCGGTATCCTCTTGGATGGTCAACGTGTATACGCCCTGTCCTACCTCCGTCAGTACGGTACTTCCGACCGTTGCGGTTCCGCTGGATTCAAGCACGGTCACATCAGCCACAACCAACCCGGTTAATGGCTGGGTAGTTCCGCGTTTGTAGACGGTGATGGATACCTGTCCGGTAGAGGCAGACAATGCGCCTACTTTTAGATCAAGCCCGACGGGTACGTAATCAATAAGATCATACAAGGTATAATCCGGAGCAACCAATACCATTTCCTCAAACTCTTTGGCATCCCGGAAAAACAGGTACAGCGGGTAACTGTTCTGGGCCCCATCGGCCAACGGAAGATCGGCGCGGGTTTCCAGTTTGGCCCGGAAGCCTTTGATCGAGCCGTCTGATTTCCGGGTGCCAACCTGAGTGCCATCGGCAAGGAAGAGTACAACATCAAACTTTGTCCCAGCCAGATCATGGATAGCCTTGTAATCGGACGGGCCGCAATCCAGATAGCCAACCATCGAAGGGGCCGGCTTATTGGTCACGTCCTTAATGCCGAGGTTCGAGGTGTCAACCTGGGGATCATCTGTAGTCTTTTCATAAACCTTCAAAGGGAATATGATCGTGTTCCGGTTGGCAGCGGTGGAAGTACTGATCCCGGCCTTCCACGTTGCCTCTGCGATAAAGGTCGCATCGGTAAACGTGGTGCCTTTCAGAGTGATCCCAACCCCGGCAACCTTAGCGAGCAGTTTCTGGCAATTGCCTAAACCGCTGAAGTACGGTGTTTCACAACTCATAATATTTCGTTTTTAACATTTTTCAACTATGTGCAGTTTCAAATTCTCAATCTCGATAGCATCAATGGTATCGTTAAATAAATTGCTTTCCGTCCCATCGGCTGCCTGTTTACCCCAATACATCCGATCCGTTTTGTCGTACGTAAATTCAAGTTGGTCAATGTACGGCGAACGTTTCAGGTATTTGAAAAACAGATCCCATAACGGGTACAAGACTTTATCAAAGGTTTCAATCTGCCGCTCGCTGGCCATCCATTCCGGTCGCGTGTCAGTGATAACAGCAAGGTTCAAACTTACATCCCGGCCCGATAACGTCACCTCCTCTTTGAAGTCTTGAAACAACGCCACAAGCGGGTATTTCTCAAACTTCAAATTCATATTGGCCGACTTCATCGAAAGGATATTAATGATCTCAAGCCGGTGACCGTGCTCATAATAACACGGCAACTCACTGGCCATGCACGTCACTACATCCCGGATTATGTCAACTATTGGGCGGTACTTGCTCATATATCAAAGGCATTCATTGATCCAATCTCCGTAAAAATCCATTCCGGGTAATCCGATTCATTCGCCATCAGGAAGTTATATGCCGACGGCTGTAATTCAGATTGACCGGAGTACCCGTACAGTTCCCGCATCCGTGACCATGCATCCATTATCTTCATGTGTAGATCAGCGTTAAACGAGCTTTCGTGCTTGAGTTTTACCTCGCCCGATGCACCCGGTAATGTTGCTTTACACCTTTGGAACTGATAGTAAACATAGTAAGCGATTACGCTCTTGTGATCCGCATTAACCAACCCCTCCCATTTTACTTTCTGATCCCGGCCATTATAGGCGACCGTGTATTCTTTGCCGTTAATCAAATCATACAGCCGCCCGGATGTTTCCACGCTGGCTGCCACAAGGGTATAAAGTTCGTACCCAAGAAGTGATTTTAAGATTTCCGGCTCGAACCGATCAATGTAGTTCGATAGGTCTGAATTGGCATTAACTGGGAGGTTTATCTCGAAGTTAAAATAATTGCGGTCAATCAGTGCCATTTATTTACGTGGTTTACGGGTTTTTTTGATGGGCGCGGCGGTATCCGGTGCAGCGGCATAACCCTTGCGGATAAGTACCATTGCTACACCGTCCGGGACTGGCCGGGTTTCCCCGGCCTTAAATCCCGCAAACGATCTATTAAACTTTACCAACATTTGCTATCGGTTTTAATTAGTCTTTTTCCACAGGTGCAACTTAGTCCAGTCAATCGTAGTAACATCACCTGAAGCGTTTACAACCTCCAGTTTGAGGTGATTGTAATAGCGGGTAGTGTCACCAAGCGGCATAAGGATAGTCGTGTCGGCAGTGGTAGCCTTCCATGTGACCGTATTCCCTAATTTTACCCATGTAGCGGGCAGGAACTTTGAGCCATACAGTTTAACGGTTGTGGCGTGCGCTCCACCGGATACGCTATCGAGATTGACCTGAAAATCAATAGCTACCGGGTTTTCCTTGTTCAAATTCCATTGCATCCAAACGGTAGCGGCAGACCCTACTGTGATGTTGGTATTATACTCCTTGTAGGTGTCGTTACCCAAAGAAAGGGTAGCGGACTGGCCAAAAGTGAAGCCGATCATCCCGATCAGCAACACGAAAAACAAGATTGCTTTTTTCATTGATTAACCGTTTACAGGTTTGGTAATTGCGGCCAATGCGGCATTAATGTCGGTCACCTTCAGGAAGGCGGTCTTATTCAGTTCCTTCACCAGTAAGGCCATCCGCTGGTAGGCGCGGATAGTGATTGCGCCAGAGGTAAACTGTTTGTCGATGTACCCCATTTCAATAGTCAGGGACTCGCTATCGTAGATGGTTCCCCAGTTGGAATCACCAACCAGCATAGTACCCTTGTCTACCTGTGCGGATTCGATAACCCGTAGGCCGTCAATCACTTTACCGTCTGCCGTTACGAACGGAGGCATGAGGTAAGAAGCAAAGTCGTTTTTTGCCCCTTTGGCGGCAATGGAATTGGCTTTGTTCATCAGCACAAAGTTGGGAGTAAATTTCCCGCCTTTGCCGTTGCTAATCTGCTCTGCAAGGATCATGGCCAAATCAAAGATATTGGCTGATTGCGGCAACCATACACCATCCGTAGCAGCATAGGCTGCATGGTCAAACGTGGGAGCGTAAACACTGATCCCGTCCGATTGCGGAGCTGTACCGGTACCTTTCCATAGGTAATTATCAACCTTCAGGCGGATATTCGTGGTAAGGAAATTCCGCAGCTCCTCGGCCATAAAGCCGACAAACTTCAACGATTCCTTCGATGCCGGGATACTGTCACCAATCTCCTCAAGCGGCAAAGTGCGCTCAATCCAAGTCAGTGCGGATTCCGCAAAGGCCCCATTCTCCAAACGTCCGGCGGCGTTACGGGTTGGCGATGCAACCTGTTCCTGATACCGGATGACATTGTTCATCTCCGGCGGCACGTTCACGTGACTGAACAGCGCACTCAAAACGGTTTCCATTGTTGCTTCCTGTTCCACGCCCGGCAATCTCAGCGCGGTGGTGTTACCACTCACGTCAGTGGTCAGTGCAATGGTCTTCCGGTCAATGTCAAACGAAAGTGAGCCAGATCCGTTTTTCACGATCCGCTGCAGCTCGTCATTTTTCTCGGCCAAAGTTTCCTTCAGCGTTTTCAACTTACGGTCTCCACCGTTAATAAACTTCTGCATCTCGAGGCCCTGGGTCTCAATGGCAGTTGTGAGCGATGCAATGGTGTCAGCCTTAAATCCGGCCTCCTCCAGTTTTGCCGACAGTTCATCGGTCTTTAAGACCCCTTTCAGAGCCTCGCTTATTTCGAGCTTCATCATCGGCGTTAATTGGCCTTTGATCTGATCGAATAAGGCTTTTAATTCTTCTGGATTCATTTTTCAGATAAAATTAGTTAATAAAATCGCTTTTTTGATCTCATCAGAAGTGAGAGGTCCCGGCTTCTGGATTGTATCGCTTTTCCCAGTGTCCTCATCGGACGGCTGGCCTTCGATTCCAAGTGTTGGGGTCAGTTCGCTTGACCCCCATAGTACGGCTGAATTTTCGTACAATTTGATTTCCTGCACCCACCAAAAATACCCCAGATCATCGGCCTGTTCGCCGTTAATCAAATCCTTTCGGTGTTGCTCCCAGTTGGCAAATTCAGCCTTATAATCTTTGTCATTTATAGCCAAAAGCAACTTCACATACTGCAACCCGATGGAGTGCTGCTTTACCCGGCCAGCTTTGTATAGGTTGTAAATCCGTTCATCATCCTCTTTGCTTACATCCGATTCCATGACGATAACCCACGTCTGGCCATCCTTGTCGATACCGAGCTTGCGAATGTCGATCTTTTCGTAGTAAACATCTACCACGTTACCGATCTGATCCTTTATCGAACGGCCATGATCGGCCAGATGATAGATCAATCCTTTACTCTTTGGACCGCGCTCGCTGATTGACTTCTTTGCGCTGTCCGGCGACAAGACATCCTGCTGGCTATCCATCCACAGCGCAGCATTGGCAGCAATCTTTACCCGGATAACGCCGCCATCACCGGAGTCGGCCTTCGTGATAGGCTCTGACTTAACCGAATCCCCATCCTTTACCAGCGAGGTCGGATAGGCAAAGGCATCCGATTTGATCGGCATGGCGCACTTTTGAGCAATCAGATCCGATTTGTTCTGAACCAGAAAATCAAACAGTGCCTTACCTTGTATGTTGGCCGGTATGCGTATCATTTGCGTATGATTTTGTTAGCCTTGATCTGCTTATCCTTTTCGGCCTTTATGGCCTTTATTTCTTGTGGTGTCATATCCCGAATTTTTGTAGTTCAGCCTTATATTGGTCAACCGTAATTGCACCGGCCATCAATGCCTTATCCAGCGCGGCGGTAAGTTGCATTAATGCCCCGGCGCGCTCTTTTTGATTCTCCTGGAATACCGGCAAATGGTCATATGTCATGTGAATAGTCCATGATTTGTCGGCGGTATTGAGTTTCCGATTTAACCCATCAACCCATTCCTGAGCCTCCGGGATTATAGTGTTCTGGTACAATTGCCTTTCAGCCCTCAGCTTGTTGTCAAAGGTCACACCCTGGGCGATCATGTCATAAGGCACCCCGAAGCCCAGACAAAGGATTTCGGTATCGGCTTTACATTCTTCCAATAGCTTCAGCTTGTCGGCATCAATGGCCATCTGTTTCCAGTCCAGTGATAGCGATGTGATGATGATCTGGTATTGTGCTTTGGTCAGGCCGTACTTCCGATATTCGTCATGTAATTCTTTTTTATCCTTTGGGTTTAGTGGCATTGTTGCCCCTATGCCGTCCGATGCGCGGTTGGTCAGTATCCCAAGTGCACCCCTGTTTTCAATCAGGACATTACGCGCTTCATACGCGGCCCGGATGTTTTTTACCGGACCCTGCAGGCTGGCCAGCGTAGGCATACCCCAATAGTAGGACCGCTGGAACCCGTCAACCTTTGTCTCCTGCTGTGATATGGTTGAACAGTTCGACACGTTGGCCCGGTTCATGTGAAGTATGGCATCCTGATCAAACTCACGCTGCTGGTTATTCCAAATGTATGAATAGCGTGCATCGGAAGCGGTCTTAAGGAATGGCGGGATGGTGAGATTTTCTTTTATCCGGACGATCTCCGGGTTAATGGTAAACATCCCTTTCAGGCTCGACGGCATCCCTACCGGGTAAAGGAAGTTAAGAACCTCGTTACCGTATATCTCCCTGAAAAATTTGGTCTGCTGAAGGAACTCTTTTTGCGACTGAAGGTAGTTTGGGTTTCGCAGCACTTTCACTATCGGCTCGTTATTGCTTACCTCTTTGCCGGTTGCATCCGACAGTATTTTCAGGCGCCCGTTGGCAAATGCGTTAACTTTCAGGCTTATGATCCCGTTAACCTCCGGCAGCATGAAGTCATTCAGGAACTTGGTGCCGTCCCAGTTGAGCGATGACAGGCCAATACCGTAGAAAAATTGATCTCCGAACTTATCCGGGGTATCGGTTGGCGTGAGTGTTTTGTTTGCAGACTTACGGCTAAAAATCCCCATGAGAACTATTTTCGTCAAAGTTACGGCATTGTTTTGATAGTCGCGTTATTTTCAGTCAATTATTTTTAAGCGGTCCAGATAAGAATAGCGGCGCAAATGTTAAAAGCCTGATTACCAAATATATCACAGTAATATTTTTGCCGTTGTATTTTCAATCGGTTGGCATTCAACGCATTACCCGATTTTGTCACACGAATCACGATGCAACAGTACTATTTATATACTTTACAATTATATATTACTATTTTGTATTATTCTTGATAATTAACTGTTGGAGTGTTGTAATTAAGGATCAATATGTTACAAGGGTTTTTAAAAAAGTTGTTGAAATTGCTGTGTGACTGCCTTGAAAATAACATGACTTTTGTCACCTATACAGAAACTTGCATATGTTAAAAACATGACTTTTATCATGTTTCTGTTTTTTGGATAGTGGCGCGGCGGGTAAAAAAAAGACCCCCAACCGGGAGGCAGGGGGTCAATCCAAACAATAACAAGCTAAAAACCTAAACAGTACAGAACCTATGAGTTTCAAATATAGGCATTCCCCGGATGAAAACCAAATCAAATGTCAGGTCCCGGCCCCGGCGGTTCGTCATCCTGCCAATAGCGGGCAACAATAAGCACCCCGATAACGAAAACGATCATCAGACCGCTCAAAACGATTGTAAATGTTGACATGGTTATTGGTCTCCTGTTCTAAGTTCTGACATACAGCCATACCGCGCCGCATCCCAAAAATGATTAAATTTGTCGACAGGCTCGTTAATGAGTATGCCATTAACCTCCATCCAAACGTAATTTTCAGCCTCTTTGCGGGCTTCAGGCGAACGGACAACATGGATGTTGTACCGCTTCATTAGATCAATGCCGTATTTTATCGCACCCGGAAACTTCCGCACACCAAACACATTGAACCCATCCCGGCGAAAATCACTAATCATTGCCGGATCGGCTGAATCGGCCCAGCAATGCTGATCCTCCCCGACAATAGCCTGGTATATTGGTTTTAGTTTGGCGTAATCCGGTACGGGCTGGTAATACTCACATGATAGATATAGGTTACGCCCGTCTACTCCGATCCGGTCAATGGCCGTAGGATCGTTTGTATAGCCAAAATCCATCCCAAAAAAGACACGTTCGATATTGTCAGGAAAGCGGTCGATCCAAGTGATATTCGGGAAGATAACGCCTTGTCGAGCTGACCGGATACCCAAACCGTACACCTCCCACATATATTTGTCAACCGTCCCGTTTGCCCGATTGCGCGGCGTGTCCTCATAAGACAGGATCTTTGACCGCTCGGCCTGTGATATAAACGGGTTATCGAGGTATGTAGTCTTTAGAAAGTCCACGTCATCCCGACCGGTGATGTTGTCGTATATCCAGTGATCGGTAAATTTCGGGTTGTAATCCATCCACCAGAACCGACGGCAGCGCATCTCCATCTGATCAAATACGGCTTTGTTAACATCAATAGCCTCATTAATCCATAGAAAATCCGATCCAACACCGTGTTTATTGCTGGCCTTATCCGCTCCGATTAGGTTAACCTTAGACCCCATTAGCCAAAACGATGACACTTCCTTCACTCCATCAAATGGCGACGGTATGCCAAACATCGGGAGGCGGCGATTAAAGTCTTCGTAAAGCGTTGTTTTGAATGAATTGTACGTCTCTTTTACAATGTTAACCGTTGATGGGCTGCCCGGAAGCGAACATAACCAGATAACAAAGTCAACCGAACTCCAGGTTTTGCCAGATCGCGAACTCCCTTCAAGAACAGCTCCGCGTTTGCCGGAATTATAACTATCGCTTAGCCGTTGTAAATTAGGATTTACCATTCAGGCTTTCCGGGAATAGATCGTGAACCGTACGCTTGATCTCTTCGGTTGTTTCAAGTGATACGCTGGATGAAGCCATTTGAGGCGTTACGAATTTCAGTAGGTCAATAAGAAATTTCATCTTATCCTTAGCATCAAGCTCGTTCCATGCCGCGGCAACCTCTGGTAATCGTTCGTTTATGAAGTTGGCTATCCATTCTTTATGGATAACGGTAGTCTTATTTAGTGTACCCTTCGGCTTGCCTGCTGGGTTATTCGTATTTCCCTTACCTGGACCCATGTGCTTTGAAAAACTTTGATAAATTCAAAGCAAAGTTACAACATTATTTGATCTCAACAATCAAAACCTGCTTAAATCCGATCGCCTTAACGTCGGATACCCGGCTCTGGTACTTGAGATTTACGAAGTGTCCGGCATCGAATAACCGGAGCGTATCGCCGTTGATCTGGTAGTCACGGCAGAGGATTGTCCCATGATCGGCAAGGTTAACACAGTAACGCATCTGTATTTTCGGGCAGGTGCAACAGCCGGAAAGTACCAGCAGGAGAAAGAGTAGTTTTTTCATTGCGTGTTATTTGAGTTTTGGTATGATATGCGCATTGCGTATAGCCAACTTGCGGATAGCGGTTCGTTATAGGCAAGCGGGCGGACGTGCTTCGATTGAGCATTTGGATAGAAAAAAGTTTTAAAAAATTTCCCTCCCTCTTTGTCTGCGTTGCAGCCATTAGATTTTTGATAACCATTGTTCATATACTTGTTTTGCTATTTGTGCAGTCATTACAGGGGGTACACTCATTCCAATTAAATAACCCCATTGATTATTGTTTGTAAATTTATAGTCTTGTGGGTAGCTTCCAATATTACAAAATTCGCTTTTTGAAAGCCTAATTGGCTTTGAAAACAATAAACTTCCGTGCCTTCCTTTTGCAGTTAGCGTTTGGCAAACTTTGTCATCATAAACGTAAAATGTATTCATATCACTTACTTTCATTCCCGGCACTCTTGCTTTACTTTCAGCAATGTTGGCATCACCTTGTTGCCTTGCATCCCAAGCCTTTTTTGCATACTCAGAAATAGGCTCACCTTCAAAGTCTGCTAATTCAATAAATGGTATTTGTGCTTCATTAAATTCAAGTATCAATTCGGGTGCAACGGTAAACAAATCAACTTGCTTCATAAATGGTGCAGCTAAATCTTTACGCAAAGCAATAAAAAACACACGTTCACGCCTTTGAGGTACGCCCATTTTTGAAGCATCTAATAGCCAATGTTGGCAATAATAACCAGCTAAATCAAACTCACGGTATATTTGCCTTACATACTGTTTTGCATCACCTAAAAGCAATCCTTTTACGTTTTCAGCAACCACAACTTTAGGCTGTAATTTTTTAGCCAAATCAATAAAATCAAAAAACAAAGTATCTAAAACCTGCATCGCCTGCCCCTCTCTAAAAACTTTGTCTTTGCCCCAATCCTTTTCACGGTTACCAGCCATTGAGAAACTACTACAAGGTGGCGAACCGTCTAAAATATCCAGCTCATAAAGTTCTTTAGGCAAATCTTCACGCAGTTTAAACGTTTGTATTGGTTCTAAAAAAGCATATTTAGGGTTGTGGTTTGCCTTGTATGCTTCCATCATTTTAGGGTCAATTTCATTGCATCCTATTACGTCAAAACCAGCAAGTTTATAACCCATAGTTGAGCCACCACCACAGGCAAAACAACTAAAAACTTTACCTTTATCCTTAGTAAATTTTGAATCCTTTAAAGTCCACCGATAAGGAAAACGATGGAAAGGCAGCGCGTAACACGTGCTATAATTAATAGCGGGTGTAGTGGTATTTTGAAGGGTCGTATCTCGTTCAGTCATTTGTTGTATTTTGAAAGGTTATCGCTCGTAATCCGCTACTAATCATAGCACCATACGTTAGCAACAAGGCTAAATATCCCAATCATCCATGTCGAAGAAAATTTGCTCAACTATGTTTTCAATTTCTTCCTGCCCTTCAAGTATTGTTTCACCAGTTGAAAGTAAATCAACCAATGGCAAACTATCTTCATCGTCTGTTTTATGGTATTTCAAACTTGCACTATTCAGAGATTTGTCTATATAATCGCAAATTTTTTGTTTCTGCTCTTCATTGAGTTTCATATCTGTTAATTTGCCCGCCCAGTTGCTAACAACAAACATACGTTATAGCGGTGGCGGTGGTTAATATTAAGTTTTCAATTCTAATCAAGTTTTGTGTCTGCTGATACGGTAGCGTTTCAAAATCCCGCCCATCGCAAATCTGCAAAACGTTAGCAACAATAAAAAATTATTGCGCTTGTTCATCTACTATTTTTTGTAATGATTCAATGTAAGGCTCGATAAATTCATTATTACTATC